AACTGTGCAGCAGTGATAATGCCTGAAGTATTAACATTATCCGCAGTTCCAATACCTGATGCAGATCCACCAATAAATTTACCACTTGATGCCTGATACTGTAGAACTTTACCATCAACCTTTGCACTATCCTCATCAACATCGTCAAGTTTTAAAAGATTAACTTCACCAGATCCTGGCCCTTGTGCAAGAACACGATTCAGAATATTTTTAAGTTTTCTGATCTCTGACTGAACATCTACATCTGCGTTTTCAACTTCTTCTTTGACTGTTGTGTCTTCAATAAACTTGATTGCCTTTGTAATTGCATCCTCTTCTTTTTCTTCTTCTTGTATTTCCTCGACAACTGGTTCTTCATTCTCTTCCTCTAAAGATTCAATATCAAAATCTTCTGGAACTCCAATCACTACCTCTGGAGTTTTTGGAGGTTTTGCGACATCCTCTAAAACAACATCAAGTTGTTCAATAAATTTTTCACCTTTTTTCTTTTGTTCTTTAACTTCTACCTTTGCTTTTTTAATTCCACTCGAAACTGTCTTGACTAAAACATCAAGATTGATATTAGCCTCTTTGAGAAGATTATCAAACTCCTCTTCTTTTTCTTTCTTGGCCTTTCCGAGAAGACTAAAAAATTCTGATAGTTCGGGTGATTTCATTTATCATCTTCTTTTTGTTTCTTTATTAATTTTGATAACTCAGCCGTTGAACCAACAAACAATGCGTTGGTCACGTTTGTAGGCCCTTTTGGATCTGCTTCTAGATCCTTCATTTTTTGTTGAAGATCAATAAGTTTATCTGTCGTATCTGCAACTGCTTTGATTGTAGTTGCAGCAACTTCATAAGCTCTTGCAGAGTCAGATTCTTGTGCTAATTCTAGTATACCATCTACTGCTTCCTGTCCCTTCTCTATTAAGGAATATAAATTTCCTCTTGAATATTCATAGTCTTTTGATATTTCATCTCCATCTACTTTTTGAATTGGACTTTTTTCAGATTTCTCATCTGGTTTGAGAACTTCTGTTTTAACGTCTAATGCTTTTTCAATGGAGTCAAAATTTTTCATGGTTCTAAATGTCTATACCTTGAGAAGGACTGAACTTTTTACCATCGGTGAAGAATGATACAGTTTCATTAAATCCAAAGTCATCACCGAATTCAATCTGTGCATCATCAGCAGTTCCAAGAACTCCAATCGCAGTATTATGTTCATGTTTAGCAGCGATGGTATCATCGTAAGCTCTGAATACTGTGATTTTCTTTCCGTCAATTTTTCTGATGAACATGATTTCTGTATCTATAATAATACGATCATTGACAGATAAATCGGTGCTTGCACTTACGTTAAATTCAGTTACATCTTTATTAATTGCACCATCAACAACGGTTGCCTCATCACCATCATAATTTTGTTTTGCTTGAGGAACCACACTATATCTGACATTTCTTTTTGCGACAGTGGTATTTGTATTTGTATAGTAATCAACATCGACCTTCTTGATAAGACCTTCTGGATGATCAGCAACAGGGCCAAATAGATATGTTTTTGCAGTAAATGCTAACGTGTATATTAATATTCTACGACTATCAAAACTACCTTCATAATCATCAGCAAAATTTATACTTTCTAATATAATAGGAACATCTTTTTTCTCACCAATTGAACTTACAAGATTAATTGTAATATTGAATGATGGTTGAAAGTAAGGTACGATTTGTTCTATAATTTGTAAAGCATCATCATTTAACTTTGCCATGACACTCAATGTAAATGAAACATTGTAAGGAACAGGCATATAAACTTTCTTTGCATTTGTTCCACTCTTAGTTAAAAAAGTTTGTGCAAGACCAGTTTTTCGAGTTGGATCATACTGTATACCACCCATTTCAAATGAGAGTCGAGGTAGACTTATTGACGTTTCTCGATTCAAATCTGGTTGTTGTTGAATTCTTGCTAAAAACTTCTGCATCGGGCCATAGGCCAAGGGAACTTTCATCACACTAAAGTTCCCACCACCGTCATTTTTGTGGCGAATATGGATATTATTAAACAGAGTACCGAAACCGATAACTGTCTTTCTTAATATCTCATGATAGTAATAAGTGCCTAACATATCAAAGCTTTCTAACTATTTAGAACGAACCGAATGGATTACCTTCAGAGAAGTCCAGAATTGCATCAGCCTCAGTCTCAAATATCTCATTGTCATTGTATTGATCTGCATCATATTGTGAGTTTGGATAATCATTTGGTGTATCATAATTAACTGATTTGATTACATATTCTGCACCAGATTCTAGACCTTTAATTTTCTCACCAACTTGGAATTCCATTTTCGTTAAGATACTAATATCGAGTGTTTTAGAACTCGCATCCCATACCTTAACTCTCGCAGTTTCTGATGAGTCTGAGGATACTTGAACAATTTCATTGAAAAGATAATTACCACTTCCAATTGTGGTTGCAGCACCAATTGTGATTGTAGGAGTAGAAGTATATCCTGTACCAGCATTACTGATTCGGATAGATCTGACAGTTCCACCAACCATCACTGCCTCAGCAGTTGCATTAACTCCTCCTTCTGGTGCTGTTCCAATCGCAACATTTGGTGTTGTGGTGTAACCTGATCCACCAGAGGTAATTGTAACAATCCCTACAGAACCCTGTGTAGACACGCCAGCAGTCGCTATACCAGCGCCTGGCACGGTTACGGTTGGTATTCCGATGTATCCACTGCCTGGATTGATTAAAAGAATTCTATCGATAGATTTACCAGTTTGAATACCAGTCCTTTCTGTCATGATTGCAACAGCAGTTGCATCTGTGCCAGCTGATGTTGTAATACCAATTGTAGGTGCAGCTGCATATCCAAATCCATCATTCTGTAAGAATATCTGTTGAATTCCACCAAAAACTATGGTTGTATTGGCAGTTGCACGTTCCCCAACATCAGATAGTAAAAGTCTTGCAATGTAACCTTCAGTTTGAACAGTTTGATCAATCGCATCAACGTGCGTATCAATAACCTCATCTTCATATTCAAATAATTCACAACGAAGTTGATAAGTGTATAGTTTTTTAAGTTGATAGAATGGTTGTTCATGTTCCACGAACTTAATTTCAAACATTCTTTTTCCTAAAGGGAAGAATATTAAATCTCCCTCTTTTGGTCTCTTATGAAGTTCATAATCATCATCTTGTTCTTTTAAAAAAGGTGATATTGCTTCTTCAAATCTTTCTCTTGATATTACGAATGTCGCCTCATCTGTAACCTTTACACCAAACTTAGTGAGTATATCTCCCTGTCCAGCATATCCATCGATATTCATCAAGTAAGCTTCAAGAGGAAATGCCTGATCAAATCTTGACTCAGTAACTTCCTTCATGATAGTTCTAGACGTTACTAACTTACGAGGTATGTAATGACACTCCTGTCCATACATCCTTAGTTGTTCATTAACTAAGTCCTGAACTAAACCTTGCTCTCCTTGAGAACCCTGTAGAAAAAACGGATTTAACATTATCCAATCATATCCAGTGGTGGCATTTCGTAATCACTGGCCATCTTCGCTCTGATCTCTGCAAGTTCTCTTTCTCCATCATCATATATTTGGCGACCATTGAGTTGAATACCGCCAGGCAATTGAACTCCTTGGAATTTAATTAGATTTTGACCCCATTGTTTTTTGCATAGTGCAGTAAAATATCTCTTCAAAAATGGATCGTTATAGACTTTTGTAAAATCATCTGGATTTAAAATTCGGAAACAATCGATAACGAAATGATCTCCAACAGTCATTTGTGTAAAGTCAGCATCAATGTAAAGACGGTCTTGACGAATATTAAAACGATACCTCATATCTGGATTTAACAAAAAGGTGATATCTTCAAGATATGTTTGAACCATTGAATATTGTAGAAGATCAACAGATCCAAATTGATATAGATCATTCAAGAACAACTGATATCTAATATTAAACAGTCCATCATAAACTGTGTCTGATCTAATTTTAAATATCTGAT